AGGCTTTCACCAGTTTTGCATACTCTTCTTTGTCGATTGTGAATATCATGTTGAATCCGTCTACTCCTATCAGTCTCATTCGTTCACCTCTTCGGGAAAGAAGTACTGCTCGCATCCGCAGTTTATGCAGATTTTGAGCATCCATGTTCCTTCGTCCTTGAATGCCCATTCGTGTCCGACTTTCCGGCAAACCTTGTTGTATACTTTCTGGTTCATGTTTGAATCTCGCCTTGTCCGCTATTCTCACTCGTGCTTTATCAGACGGATGAGTATGTCTATCATTTTCAAGACCCGTACTTTAATGTATAACCTTGATGATTTCATAATTAGGCCAATACGCCTAGGAGTTTATACAGTATGGCTAGATATCGCTGGAAAAAAGTTTGGAGAAAGGTTCCTGTTTACAGGCATAAGAAAAGGTGGTGATTATGGCACAGTCCATTTCGGTCTCAGTTTCGGAGACTTATGATTTATCGACTACTAAGGATAGGCTTGGGCTTATCGCTATTAGGACCCCCTCGATGATTGCGGTTAATAAACGCTATCCCGGGTTCATCAGGAACTTCAAGTTTTTAAAGGTGAAATCGGCGGATGTGGTTCTTTCCTGTGCCAGTTCTCTTCCCGCTGACCCTCTTCAGATTGGCACTACTGCCGGTGCGATTGCGCCCCAGGACATGTTCAATCCTCTGCTCTATAAGGCTGTCTCGAACGATTCGTGGAACGGTCTTATCAATCGTATCTATGCTGGTGGTCTTGGTCTCTCTTCGGATTCTCTTGGCGGTTCTGTCAGATACTTTCAGGATGCTTTCCCTCAGTCTAGCAATTCTGATTGCATGGCGATGTATTACTCGCTTCTCTCTGACCCTTCTTTCAAGAAGGCTCATGTTCAGTCCGGTCTTGAGATGCGCCATCTCATTCCTCTGGTGTACCATCTTCTTAGTTCCGGTGGCGTTGTTCCCGCTAATAACGGTGCTCAGATTGCTGGTAACGCTTCTATGAATGACCAGGTCTATATCGGCTCTAACAATATCGCTGGCACTTCTTCTATTCTCGCGTACAACGGTGCTGGCTCTATGAAAGGTCGCCCTGTTCCTATGCCTCCTGTTGAGTGTACGCCCTCGGTCTATCATGAGACTCAGGATAATGTCGTTAGAGGCGAGTGGACTCCCACGGTCGGGAATATAGTCCCTACCTATGTCGGCTGTATCATAGTGCCCCCCGCATCCTTGAACATCACCTATTTCAGGATGACCATCCGTTGGAATCTGGAGTTTTTCGGTGTCGCTTCTGATATTGCTAAGGCTCTTCCTACTAGTGCCGTGGCTATTAGTCCCTATACTTATTTCTCCAACCAGCAGACCCAGCAGACCTTGCAGGCATCCAAGATTTCGGACGTTTCCGATACCGCTGTCAATGCTGACGGTGATGACGGTTTCGCTCGTTCTGTCGAGGCTGACGGCGTTACTCTAGACCTTATAATGGAGCACTGATTCTATGGCTTCCTATCGCCAGTACAGGCATTCGTCTTCTTCGGATTTCGGTAGACCCAAGCCTTGGAGTTTCGAGCTAGATCCTTACGCTCGCTATGAGCTTTCTAAGGTTCCTGTTATCGGCGATGCTTTCAGGGCTTTGGACCAGAAGAAATACTATTCCGATTACCTCAATTCTCGTGGTATGACTTGGAACGATGTCAAGTATCCCGCTCTTCTCGGCGGTGAGGGTGCTTTCGGTGCTGGTATGGCAGCATATAAGGTTTCTAAGAATCTGTTCAAGTTGTACCGCTAAACCGCTTATCCCATACGGGGGGTCTTAGGGGGGTGTATCCCCCCTCTACCCCTAAAGGGGTAGACGCTCCGATAGTGTTACGAAAAGGAGCGTCGCTCTATGGTGTTTTCTATGACTATCCACCTGTCAAAGGACAGGCTGTCAAACTTTGGTAATGTGTTCGAGGTCACTAGGACTTTGACCCCTTTGATGTTGATTGTGTCAGAACTGTATCTTGTGTCTTTGAGTAGTCCGTCCTTGATGGATTCCAGAGCACAGTACAGGTCTTTGGTCCATTTCCATGTCCTTGGTAGGTCCACCACTATGCACGGTCTCCATCCATGCTTGATGTATTCTGATGCCACATCCTGTTTCATCCCCTTTACGGTGTCTTGCGGTTGACAGACATATGCTTCTCCCGTTTCCCATAGATGCCCCACTAACCACGATTTGCCGATGCTTCCCTTGTCGGAGTACCAAAGCACTATCTCGCGGTCGTTCGTGCGTCTTAGGACCTCTAGGACCCTCTGTTGTGTACGGTTCGGCTTGCCGAACCTCTGTATGCGTATCTCGGTCGTGTCCATGCTCGTCCAATATCTGCCCTCTTTCCTTTCGTATTCCATTGATTCCGAATTGATTCCGACGTCGCTTTTTTCTATGTGTGCGTACGGATACCATTCTTTCATGTGCTCGAAAAATTCTGGGTCGCTGCATGATAACCGAATCTGGAAGTGCTCCAATCCGTTCTTTCCTTTTTCAATCCCGATTATGTATCTTTTGGTATCGGACTGTTCTAAAATGTAGTTAAGGAGTTTCTTGGAACACACGCTTACGATCGTTACGGGTTCCCATGCTAGCCAGAGCCATGTTGGTACTTGGATTTCAGTTCTCCTCGGAATCGTCAAAACCCAAGTTTGCAT